TTATTATTTCTCCATACTTCCATCCCTCTTTGTCCTAAATAGTCAATCATCATTTTGGTCAGCTCGGAAGCTGTTTTGTATGTTGCCATAAACCAAAGTTACAATATATTTATATATATTATACATACCGAATCATCTCATCCATTGGAACTTGGACATATTTGACGTTTCCTTCGACCTTTGTATTGTTCACTCTAAAATATCTACGAGCCTTTTTTCTTAGCATTTCTGACCTCATAAAGTATATCCTATCCCTTAAATCAAAGTTAATAGCAAAGAACTCTACATTTTTATCAGCTATGCCAGAAGGTTGGTTATCTCTTTCGTATTCTAACCACATAAACCCATCTAACAATGCTGTAGGCATCTGTATTACTAAAATCTTAGTGTTCTTAGCAAACAACTTAATAGCTTGATAGGTACCATCAGCATTACGAGCCTCTTCTATCTCGAATTTACGTCTGTTTCTATAGCCATTATGCTTACCCATTTATAATTTCTCTATTTGATATTTAACCTTTAACCAATAATCATTATAGCTTGGTTTAGGCCCTAAAGTATAGTCATATCTTTTAGTTGCTTCTAATACTTCATCTACAGCTATTAATGCACATTCTTTAGCCGATTCTAATCTCATTTCTGCATTTACAATACGAGGAATTGAATCTTCTGTAAAGAAAACTTGTACTTTAAAAGAATAATTATTTACTAATTGTTCTGCTTTTTGTTTTGGTGTCATAGGTTAATTTGTATAATCAATAAATGTCATTGTTTCTGGTAAAAATCTAAGCGGCAAGTTTTTTGTTGTTCCATGTCTATTCTTCTCAACCTTACAGATAACTAAATCATTGGTAGCATATTCTGTTCCACCAATCTCTATTGGGTTTGTCATCTCATAGTAATTAGGCCTCATCAGCATAATAACTGCATCAGCATCTTGCTCAATAGAACCAGATTCTCTTAGGTCTGATAACTGTGGCATCTTATCAGCTCTTTCCTCTACTCTACGAGATAATTGAGATAGGGCGATAATGGGTACTTGTAACTCTTTTGCTAAGGATTTAAGGCTTCTGCTTATTAAACTCACCTCCTGCTCTCGGTTTTGGTTGTTTTTGCCTTGTCCACTCATAAGCTGTAGGTAGTCGATAAAGATTACTTTAATGCCATACTTCTGCTTCATAATGGTTGCCTTTGCTCTAAGTTGCGAAATACTAATACCGCCCATATCTTCAATATGTAGAGGGGAAAGTAATATCTTATCATCAGTTTTTAGTAGTATCTTTCTTTCTGCGTCATTCAAATTATTCATTCTAAGGCGTTTTAAGGGTATCTCACTCGTTATTGACTCTAACCTTTCAACTAACTGTTCGGAGCTCATTTCGAGGCTAAAAATGGCCGTAGGTATCTTATTTGAGATACATAGGTGGTAAATACTTGAAAGCATGAAAGCTGTCTTACCCATTCCTGGTCTTGCAGCTATGACTACAAAGTCTGGTCTGCACCATCCAGCTAAAGTGTTATTAAGCTCCTTAAATCCAGTATCATAACCTAATAATTCTCCACTTTGTGCCTTGTCTCTTGAGTAGTTTAACGATAAAATGACATCTGTTATTGTCTTTTCATGGATATTACCATACTCTTGTAAAGCTATAAGTTTACCGTTGACCATGCTGAGTAAATCTATTGCTTGACTATCGTTGTCTAAGCATTCATATTCGCTTTGTTTAAACAGCATAAATGCTTCTCGTTTCTTGTAAACCTCAATAAGCATCTCAATATGGCTGTTGACATTATGTGCTCCAGTTACATTATCAGTTAACTTTGATAGGTAAAATGCACCTCCTAATTCTTTATACGCCTCATCATCTTTAAGTTTTTGGTTTAGGGTGGTAATATCTACATAAACGCCATCATCATACATCTTTTTTACTACGTCAAAGATTTTTTGGTGGCCTAAATCATAGAATACCTCTTTTTTTAAGTGTCCAACTGCTAATGGCAATGTTCTTTTATCCATCAAAATTGCACCAAGTATGCTTTTTTCTAATTCTCTGCTCTGTGGTAGTGTTACTAATTCCATTATTTTAGGCTGATTTTAGTTATTTGTTGTGTAGTAGGTGTAAACTGATTGCTATTTCTCTTCCATGTTCTTACTGCTGCCTTCCAATCCTTCATAGGATTTTTACCTATTAACCATCCTCTTGCTTCGTAATGGTCTATAAATTGTGAGCCATCTAAAGTAAATCCAATTTCCTTAGAATATTCATTTATTTGTTCAGCCGTAGGCCTTATAAATGTATTCTTATTGTTAGTATTATTGTTAGGTAAAGTTTTTTTACCAGTTTCGGTAAAGTTTTTTGACCGTTCAAGTAAAGTTTCTTTACCATCAGTAAACTTTTTGTAGTCGTTTAAATAATCTAAAAATACTGACGCAATGCGTAAGTGTTTAGTGGCTGGATTTTTGACTATAAGTTCTTTCTCTACTAACTTAGTGATTATGTTTAGAACGGCTTGTTTTGATAGGTCTAAATCGTTAGCCATGGTATCTTTAGACATATAGCACCAATGCGATTCATTATTCTGCATACGCATAATCGTATCTAATACGCAGTAATCATTACAAGACAAGCTAAAGTGCTTCCTTATAGGATGAATTATTGTTGTGTAAAATTGTGACATAGGTTAAGTATTGTTTTTGTAGTTATCAACTTTATCTATAATTCCAATTATATCTGATGCTTCTATGTGATAAATAATATCAGTATCTAATTCTTGGCAAATTATAAAAGTTATTGGATAAGGATTGCTATATTTTGAATATCCTATATAATCAGCTAAATAATAGACTTTCATTTCTATACTTGAAAGTGGCTTATTTACAATTAGTTTTTGGTATTTTAAAAACATAAGGTTATTTTTTAATACGAAACACTACTAATCGATTTTGATAGGTAAATCTTTTCTTTTGTAGTGGGTTAAGTGCTTCTCGTATTGCTTGTGCGTTAATGTTGGTCTTTCTGTTTGCTGCTGCTATTGATATAAACTGCTCTTCTTCTTTGTTATCAAGGTAAATCATTCTAACCTTAATTGAGTTCTCGAATCCTCTTGGCTCCAAATCTAATCCCATTGATGATGCGTTTTAATTCGTAAATAAAGTGTGCTGTTAAGTATAATGTTACAGCTAAAGGAACTGAAATTAGTATAAACTTTACTAATTCATAAAAAAATATTAGCATTTCCTTCATAGATAAAGATTAAAATAACCACCCCAAGTTCCCTAATTACTATCTTGGTTAAAAAATATTTAATATCTTGAGGTGGTATAAGTTTACTATTTGCCTTTAGGCGTAATAGGTGTTGTAGGTTTTTTGATGTCTTTATTAAGCCAGGTCAATAAAGTATCTGCTCTTTGAAACAAATTACTATCCATACCTTGACTTAAAGCTACCCATAGAGCAAACTGCTCATTGTTCATTGTTGGTTGGTTCATATTATTTCTTTAGTGAGATTTTAAATGTGGTTGTGCTATACTTAGGAGCTGGATAAATCATTTCGCCAGTCTCTGGGTCAACCAATGGGTCTTTGATTGTTTTTAGTAATGACTCTCTTTCTTTCTGCTTAAACTTGATAGCTTCTAATTCTTGGTTCATTTTAAGCCAAGTATAGTCGCCATCATAAGCATACTTTACTCCAGATTCAAACTTACTTACTTCAGCTCCTAAGACCTCTGCTTTGCCTTGTGGATGAGAGGAAAGAATATCTACCACATCTTCCTTTAAATCGGCTCTAATGCCATCTAAAAGCTGAATGATAGCCTCTGCTTTAACAAGCATCTCAAGTGGATTGTCTCCAGTCTCTCTAAAATGCTGAACGATAGTTTGCTTTAGCAACTCAATGCTAAACTTTGATGGTTCGATAGAACTAAGTTCTACTTTTGGTAATAATTCTAAACTCATAGTTTTATTTTTTGGTTAGGTTTTCTTTTTTCATAGACAATAACTTCTTTAACATTTCGTTGCTATCAAATAACTGCTTATATCCAAAATACAAATCAGTTAATTGTTTCACTTTAGTACACTTAGCAATCTCCATCTTAATAGCATCAATATCTATTTCTTCTTCTTCTACTATTTCTGCTACTACTTCTTGTACTGTCTGAGAAGGTTTTTTAGGTGCTTCTGCTGGTGCAAAGTCCATTTCCTCTGCTGGTGTAGCTTCAAATCCTGCAGCTTTCATCAACCATGCAAGTAAGTTACGATATGCCTTACCGATTGCTCTTGTCTGTGCCATTGATAAAATAGCATATTCATCAAACCTTTTTTTGCTATGCTCAAAGTTGCTACAGATTGCTACTCCAGTAGCTACTAACTGACCAGTATTAATATTTCGTACTTCGCATTTAGCCATGTACTTAATTTCTACTTGACCAGGTTCTGTGCCTCTTCGAGTTAAGTCCGTAGTTTCTGTGATAATCGGCATTAACCCTAAAGAAGCTCCAGC